AGATCTAGGAAAGATTCCATCCATAGAAGAGCTAGCTGGTGTAAATTACACGCAGTCGGGAGCCGGAACCGACAAAGCGTTATTGGCTGATGCAATGCTGGAGGAGAATGATGGCTGAGATAGTACCATTTTTCGCAACTGAGGAAGAGCACAAGACTGTAGTTACACTGCCTACTGAGACGACCCCCGTCAAAGACCTGATCAACGCGATACCTAAGTTCAAGGACGTGGTCAGGGGCAATCTACTTGTTCAGTGGGCAGTGGTGCCTAACTACCGACGTGAAGACTTGTTGGTGTATCACATCTACAAGATAGATCGAAAGAAGATCTTTGATATCGCAGAGGCTGCGCTTCTTACGACTACTGGATCAGATGCCAAAGCTGTAATAGCTAACGAAGCTAACGCTGCCTTGGAAGAGTCTCCATGGTGGCCTGATTTTGAGTCTACCTTGAAGCAAGCACTGGTAGATCACTTCAAAGAAATAGCTGGTGAGTGTGGCTACTACCGAGAGGTAGATAGTTGGGCAGTTTCTATCCCAGCTTACAGCCCCATGTGGCCCGAGTCTTTCATTGAAGGCTTTGCTGACAAGTTGTCGGCTAAAGTTGAAGGCTAAGTTTTTGACCGGCTAACGCCGGTCATTGCTTTTGACAGTGAGTAAGACCACTCCACCGAAGTGAAGTATTCCTGCTCACTGCCGAAGCAATGGAGGGGGGAAAGAGAATTACTTCTCTTCACCATACTACTTATACCAGAAATGCTTGGGACTTTTTCATGGCTACGATCAGATTAGATGAGGCAGCAATGTTGAGTGGCGCACGAATTCTGCCACTCACGTACGTCATGGATGGTGTATCCGAAACTTTCTTTGACTACGATGAAGAAGGAGAGCCCCAAGATTTTGGTATTGATCTGGAGCCAGAGGATGGAGAGCTGGCACTAGCAGATCCAATGGATACCCTAGTAGGCGTATCACCATCAGATTTTGCCGAGACAGCTATACGAGTCCCTGAAGCTGGTCGTATCTCAGACTTCTCCTTTGAAGGACGTGAGTATCTCAAGCGCATCTACGATACGCCAGCTAACAAGGTCCTTCTTCAGTGCGGTAGGCAGGTAGAGAAGTCCACCACCCTGGGTAATCGTTTGCTCTGCTACTCAGCACTGACCAATAACTTCAGGTCTCTGTACGTTGCTCCCTCAGCGGAGCAAGCAAAGGTCTTTTCTAATGATCGTATCAAGGATGTCATCGACTCCTCACCTATGCTTCGTTCCTATACCACCTCCAAGATCAATCAAGCTGTCTTCTTCAAGAAGTTCATCAATTACTCCCAGATCAGATTAAGGTATGCTTACCTTACAGCAGACCGAGTCCGTGGTATTCCTGCGGACATGGTGTTGATCGATGAGCTCCAAGATATTTTGGTAGACAACATACCCGTCATTGAGCAGTGTGCATTCCACTCGAGCTATAAGCTGTTCCTGTATTCAGGCACACCCAAGTCAGTGGACAACACCATAGCTCACTACTGGAGTGAGTTCTCTACTCAGAATGAGTGGGTTGTTCCTTGCGAGCGGCACGGTCTGCCAAGCGACTCAGGTACGTGGCACTGGAATGTACTAGCTGAGAAGAACATAGGGTCTGAGGGATTGATCTGTGACAAGTGTGGTGAGCTCATCAGTGCTCGTCACCCTAAGGCACAGTGGGCCTCCATGAATCCCATGACTGTGGACAACAAAGATAAGGTTACCTTCGAGGGGTACCGTATCCCACAGATCATGGTTCCTTGGGTAGATTGGGAAGAGGTTACAGTAGCGCAGGAGCAGTACTCTCGTTCGCAGTTCATGAATGAGAAGCTGGGCATGTCGTACGATTCAGGCGTACGTCCTATCACTAGGTCTCAGCTTCAAGCTATCTGCAGACCAGAGCTCGAGATGGGTGACATCGAGCAGTTCCGTAGGCTGGCACAGGGAAGAGCCATCTATGCTGGGGTAGACTGGGGACCTGGTGAGAGCGCATCCTATACTCACATATCCTTTGGTGGATACTTGGGATCGGGAAACTTCACAATCTTCTGGTGCCATAGGTTTACCGGCCAGGATTTAGATCCAGAGAGACAGCTAGACTTGGTTACTCAGATGCTTTCTCAGCTGCAGGTTAGGATCATAGGAGTTGACTACGGTGGTGGTTTCTATCCCAACGATAAGCTGATCAAGCGCTTTGGTGCACACAAGGTAATGAAGTATCAGTACAACCCAAGGCAGAAAAAGAAGATCTATTGGGAGCCCAACCTCAAGCGCTGGATGACCCATAGGACTGAGGTCATGAGCGACTTGTTCAATGCCATGAAGGCAAAGAAGATCGACTTGCCTAGGTGGGAAGATTACAAAGAGCCTCATGCTTCAGACGTGCTCAACATCTTCACCGAATACAATGAGCGGCTAAGGATGAATGAGTACAAGAAGCCACCGGGTAAGACAGATGATGCCTTCCATTCACATCTGCTCTGCCTGTTAGCTTCGTGCCTAGAGAACCCACGTCCAGATATTTTTGCTCCTATGCAGGACTCTGGTCTGGCAGAGAACTATGGCTAAAGAGAAAGCCCTGTGGCTTTCTCCCGACACACCCCTTCGAATCAGGCGTGTCTATCAGTCAGTTAGCCTCCGCAGCAAGCACCATCGAGCGTTGCCGCTGCAGCCAGGGTGGCCGTAGCTGCGCTGCCCATGCTGGCACCACCTTCGAAGAGGTAGCGAACGCCCTTGTAGGCGAGCACACCACCGGTAGCCAAACCAGTACCCTTGAGTGCCACGTTGCCGATGGACACGAGGGTATTGTTGGCACCCGTGTTGGGGCGGAAGATGTCCCCGATGTCTGCGAAGATGCCCAGGTTCCAGGCCGAGCCTTTGCTGAAGAAGCCGAGCTTAGCCAGGCTAGATCGCAGGGCACTCTTGTTCTCGGGGCTGAGAGCTGCGATGTTGGCCTTGACCTGGGTGATGGTGTCGGCGGTTACGTTCTTGTCTGTGAGTAGCTTGATGATCTCGTTCATGTTGGTTCTCCTATTGGGGTGTAGAGACGACAGTCACTTAACTATCGTTCTTCGGTTCAATATCCTTATACCCCCCAAAACGGCTGTTTTTTCACTGTTTTAGGGTCAAACAGATACCCCCTGGGAAACGCCCCATTTTGACCTATTTTGGGGGTAAAAATTGACCCCGATCCAAACGGATCGGGGTCAATTCTGTTGTGACTAGGACTTGGAGTGGCCTCTCCGTTACTCTATCTGGAGTCTCTCCGTTTCGAGTCGGACTTTCTCCTGCTCGAGTTTGAGCTTCTCGATTTCGATACGGTCCTTGTCACTTCCGGTCTTGGCCTGGATTGCCATGATGAGGACAGGGACAAAGGCAGCCACGGTCTTGTCAAAGAAGCCAATGACAGCCTCTGTGCTGGCTTTCTGACCATCAAAGTACCCTTGGAGGGTAGCTTGGCTGATCATCATGCCTCCGTGGTGCATGGTATCTGGGGTACCGGTGTTGGCTGGGACATAGGGGGCTGTAGTCAGTGTACGCATGGGGTTCTCCTTGCTACACACCATCAAATGATAGTGTTTCCTGTAGCAAGTTACTTATACCCCTCCTAAATGATCACTTTTTCACTCCCCTAGGCCTGATAGCAGATTGTTGTCTTTGAGTAGTACCTTACCCTTGTTTGTAAGGCTATCTGGGTACTTACGGCACATAGTGACCGCTGCATCCCTAAGGTTACGTCTACCTTTTTCCAACATAGCGTAGAGCTGCTGTATAGAGGCTGTTTCAGGTAAACGCTTATCCTGCCTCACTTGGGTCATCATCTTGGTACACAGTAAGAAGAATGGCTCCCAAGTATGATCAAAAGACACTAATGGCTGTAGACGGGTAAACTCGTATTCTGAGAATTGGATAAAGTACTCTGCCCAGCGCTCTATTACCTCCAGGTCTACTGGCCGGGATATTAGGGAGAGCATGTGCACAGAGTCTCGGTAGACCTTCATCAGATCTTCGTCACTGGCTGTACGGAAGGTACTCAGGTCTAAGCCATGAACTCGAAGAAGGAAGGCTATCTGCTTCTCCAGGTTGTCTATGCGAGCGTCAGTCAATCGGCGCAGGTGTTCTTCATCCTGCTTGCTTCCCAAGTCACTATGCTTCATGGTATTCCTGAATGAAGTACTGAGTTTTGATTCTCAGGAGTTGACATACGTACGGTCAACTACCTATTCTATCTACAAAGGGGAACCCTATGAGTGATGCACCAGGAGCTCTACCACTTGGTCTATCCCTACAACGAGCCGCTAAACCAATAGATCCTGAGCAGCTAGAGCTCATGGGTAAAAGAGCTGCTGCGTTGTACCGGGATACTGGGCGTAACCTATCTGAAGCAGTGGTGGAGACGGTCAAGGAAGCTTGCCTCTCCCCAGAGCAGGTAAAGCGGGTTTGTGAGTTTGCTAACACATCAGCCTATCTGTCAGAGTTCGAGAAGGCTGGGGAGATGAGAAACATAACCTTTGCAGGTGGCCCTGCAGATCCAGGGTATGTACTCAAAGACCTCAATGACGGAGGCAACCCAGCATTGAATAATATCGGCTCTGAAGACTATACCGCTCCTACGCAATCTTACAAGACTGCTTCTGTGGGCATGGATAAGATCGCAGAGGCATTCGGTGTAGTTTCCGACGGGACTAAGACTGCTTCAGCTGTCACTCGTGGTAGAGATCATTCGAATCATTTCAATCCTATTGAGGATGTAGATGATCTTAGGATGACTGCTGAAAGGGCCAAAGAGGATACGATCAGTAAGCTGTCCTCTGCTCAGATCTTGTATGATGATGTAGCCAAGGACCTATGCAGTACAGTGGCCCAGGCTATTGAGACTGGTACCCCGCTAGGCGACATTGGTAGGGCCTGGGGTGGGTATACAGATGATGTGAGGCTGTTCAAGGAGGCCATGGTCCATGTGACCAAGCATCTTCAGTCTCGTGGGCATACTAAAGAGGCACTGTCTCTGTCTATGAACAAGACGGCCAGTGCTGGAACATTGCCCAACCCATCCCATCCTATTGTGGCTGGGTATGTAGCTTTCACGAAGGTAGCCCAAGCACGTAGAGTGCTTCAAACAGCGGTCAAGGTGTTGGATGAGCAGTTGGACGGTGTGACTAGGGCTCTTCATGGGATGGCACACTAATATGATGGTCCCTACATGGCTTCTAGCCACGATCATCGTGTGGTTCACCATTTGGTCTGTTCTGGGACCTTGGGTAGGGATTCGCATTTGTAGTGCTCACTGGCAGTGCCCAATTAAGGCACGTAAGATCAATGAGGACTGGGTAAAAGATCTGAAGAAGGCAAGAGGTGAAACATGACTTCGAGGCAATACACCGCAGTGCTTTCTGTCTTACGTACTAAGACTGCTGCTGAAGAGGGTGTCAAAGGCAAGACCATAGGAGAGATGGCTGGTTCTGTCAGACGCGGAGCTGGCCACGTTTGGGATGCGGCTAATGCCGGTGCCCAGGCTGCTGCAAAGCACTTAGAATCTAAGGGCGCTCCTAAGATCGTATCTGGAGCTATACATGCTGCTCCAGTAGCAGGCGCTGTTTATGGTGGATACAAGGCTCTACAGGGACTGAGCAATTGGAACACTAATAGGATCATGAGAAGTCAGGGAGGATACTAGGATGAATCCTGTAGAAGAGTTTTTGGCGGTATCCCCCAAGACTGCTGGCTTTCCTGGCGCTCTGTGGAAAGGCTTGAAGTTTCAGAACCTAGAGCCAGTCATGGATGTGGCAACTGGACTAGCTAAGAAGCCTACTGGCCTTGAGAACTTCGGTACCAACCTTGGTAGCCAGATGTCAGTTGCGGCAGTCTTGGGTGGTCTTACCTTGGGTGGTGAGGCTGCTATTCGTGGTGCACGTACCATGATCAATATGGGTATTGATAAGTGGAAGAAGCCCATGGAGTACAAGGCCATGTTGGATGCTCACCCTGAGCTGAAGCATGAAGATGCAGCTAAGGTACAGGCTCTGTACAACTCCCTCAGGCACATGTCTCCACACATGTCTAAGGACCCTGTGATCGCTGGCTCCTTCATTCGCAATTTGCTCAATCAGGGTAATGAGGGTAGTGTGGCCATCCCAATGGATACCGCAAAGATGCTGGCAGACACCCAGAAGTCTGTAGCTACATCTCGTAAGATGGAGCCATCTCAATTCACCAATGTCATGAGTAAGACTAAGAACCCTGTGGGTGGATCATCTAAGCAAGACTGGACTCCTTCAGAAGAATAACTATGATCGTTAAGGTCTGTCAGTTCAAATCACGTCAGCAAGGTGAGAGGCTAGTAGAGGTCTTTCAACCTGGAGAGATGGAGAAGGCTGCGTCTTTTTTCAGTATGGGAAAGACTGCATCTCCACTTCTCCCTTCTGTACGTGATTTGCTCGAGAACATCAGACCTGACCCCAGAAGGATCTATATTCTGGTGAATGCCCTAGGTGCCGGAGAATACTGGGGCTCTAACATCAATGGTGACTACTTTCCGGAATCTGCCCTCATACACAGAGGCCCTGACTATGGCTATGAGACCTTCAGAACTGCTGGTCTGTTCAAGCACCACGTAAACAAAGACGCTTCTCGTAGCTTCGGCAACATTCTACTTTCTGCCTGGCACGACCACATGAAGCGTGTGGAGCTGGTCATAGAGGTAGATCGTGATAAGGCTGCTCTATTCGGTGCCACAGATGTCTGTGACAAGTTAGATCAAGGCATGTTCCCTGATGTGTCTATGGGCTGCAAAGTCCCATACGATCTGTGTTCTAACTGTACAGATTGGAGGCGCTATGAAGCCGCCAAAGCAACTTTCGATCCGTCTAGGCACAAGAGTATATCGGCAGCTGTTCTGGAGATACATAAGAGAGATCCAATTAGGGGCATCTCAATAACCAGGAATGACTATTGTGAGCACCTTCGAAAGGCTCTCAATAAGATCATGTCTAATGGCGTTAAGAACTACGCCATAAATGACTTTCCCAGATTTTTTGATATCTCTGTAGTGTTCATAGGTGCAGATAAGACGGCCAAGGTGATGGCAAAGCTGGCCTCAATGACCAGCTTTAGTCATGTTGCAGGTGATGCTATTCCGTCGTGGCAGGTAGCTGAGGTTATGGGGTATGCGGAGGAGCCTATGGAGAAAGCAGCTTCGGTAGGTACGCTTCTACCTAGGATAAAATCTGCTTCTGAGATCAAGGCAGGGGAGATCATCAAGGATGTGGTACCCTCGCAATTCGGCGGTAAAGCTGTACCAGCTAAAGACGACCTCCCTAATGATATATTGGATACGCTGGGTAAAGGAGATCTGAGCGAAGCTCTTTCCACTCCAACCATTATGGGCATGCTTATACGCCCACGTGAGTTCCAGCGTATAACAATCATCAGTATGGGCAACAAGCCACTGGCAGATGATTTGGATGAGAAGGGGATAGTCTTTCCTCACTCTCATGAAGAAGAACCAATGGAGATGGGCTCTGGTCACTTCAGTGATGTGATCAAGAACATGCTCATGCCCTTCATGGAGGGGCGTAGTTCATTGGAGCCTGTTGCCAAGCGTAGAGCGATACGTATCACTATAATGGGTGGACCGAAAGAGGATGGGGCCCTACAGAAGGTCTCACACCACCCATTCATGCAAAAGATAGCTGCAGCGTATAATGGCTACCTGTGTGCAGCTACTAAGTGTATGCAGGACATACCAGCTAAGATCGCTTCTGACTCTTCACTGTGGGGCGCAGTACACTCACAGGGCATAGGATCTTCATTCTACAAGGTAGCTGAGCCAGTTTTAGCTCACGTTGTAGGGGCAGCGCTAGCTGGAGAGGTACTGTCTAATCTGGCTGCAAGAGACAGAAGAGGTAAGGAAATACAGGGGATGCAGGCCGGAATGGTTCAGGAACTCATTGCTGAACACCCACATGCCTTAGCCACCTTGGCAGCCCTTGGTGCTTTACATGCAGAAGGTTCTTCCCTTCCGAAGGATTTACTAGCAAAATTGACGATGTTAGGTAAGAAAGTACTGTCTCGGTGAGGTTAGAGGCTTCGTACCTCGAGGAAACAGATCACCGACCGAAACCAAAAACAAACCGAGAATCAGGAGTTTCAAATGGACGCACAATTGGCACAGATCTATGGCACTGGAAACAATGCCGATGACGATCAGGTAAAGCTGGCCGCTGCGGAGCTTCTTGTGAAGCTAGCAGCGGATAACGGAGTCGATCTGACTCAGTTCAGCGATGCTGAAGTCGTTCAGATGGTTGAGGAACTGCAGAAGAATGCAGAGTTTCCTCCAGCCGCTGAGAAGAAGGAAGAGAAGAAGGAGTCAAAGGAGACACCAGAATCGAAGGAGTCTTCTTCTGAGTCTTCCGAGTCGGGTGAAAAGGCTGCAGCAGAAAAGGTAGCTGAAGCTGATTTCCTTGGACGTGTAATGGCTCACTCTTTCAATCAAGAGCTCGTCGAGATCCAGAAGGAAGCTGGGATCAAGGATTCTATCACTGGCGCAGCTAAGAAGATCCCAGAGTTCATTCGTAAGAGAATGGAAGCTACGGGACAAGCTGCCAAGTCAGTCAAGAGCACTGTAGGCTCTAAGTTGATGAGCGCTGGCGACAAGGCTCGTGCAGTTGGACAGGCTGCCAAGAAGTCTCCAGAACTAGCTGTTGGAGCAGCTGGAGCTGTCGGTGGAACTGCTGCTGCTGTTGCTCACAAGGGCAAGGAGAAGAAGAGCTCCGCAATTGAGGCTCTTGCTGAAGAGCGTGCTTTCGAGCTAGCCAAGGAAGCTGACTGGGTGGATGCTGAAGGTAACCTGTTGGTTCCAAAGCAGGAAGAGAAGGTAGCTTCTCCTCTTGATCTAGAAGTTGAGCGGCGTGCACTGCAGCTGCTTGAAGCACAGGGTCTTCCAGTTCAGTGGAATGAATAACACCCCATGACTGGGATTGGCATGTCGGCGTTTTTTGAAGAACTGGAGAAGCTGGGTGGTCTGGCCCGCTCCATGGACAGCCCTTGGGGAACCAAGACTGTCGGAGCACCTAGATCAAAAATCCCAGCAGCTCAGTATCCAAAAGCGCCGACTGCCCCCGGTCCAATGTCCCCAAAGCTAGTTACCCCGGCAGCTAAATATGGTCCCAGCCAGAACTACTCTCAGCCCAACTTTGCTACACCACCAAATACTGGTGTGGCTGATGTAGGTGGAGTGTAGTCGGCAGCAACTGCCACTGAATTTTAACTGGAGGATTCGATGCACATTTCGCTACAAGCAATGGTTGCTACGGCGCTGGCTGAGGCTGAAGAACGTGAGAAGCTAGCAGCAGCAGACGGTGATGCCGTAGCCAACGGAGAAGATACCAACATCAATGATGGAAAGGGTAAGGAGCCTGGAGCTTCTAACACCCCACCCAACAACCCTGCTACTGTTCCAGAACGGAACGAGACCAGCAAGGCTGACGGTGAGAAGACATCAGCGGTGGCTATGAAACTGGCTAGTGCCATTGAGTTCCTCAATGAGAACTGGTTACTCAAGCAGGCCGTAGGAGAGATCACACCGCCTACACCAACAGGCCAGCCAGAAGCCAAGGTCGGTCCTGGTGAGGGTCCTGGTGCCTTTGAGACGAATGAAAACACACCTACCCCAGGTGTTCAGTCTGAGGCTGTTGGACAAGCCAATACTGGCGTGGTCCCAATGAAGCCAGGATCTGATGTGAAGACCCCAGGCCAGACCAATCCAGAGACGGCCATGGAGACTACAATCAATGACCCACCAGGTGGCAACGAGTCTTGGAAGGATAAGGATGTCCTCAAGCAAGCTGCTGCAGCTATGAAGCAGAAGGTGGCAAGAGTTCTTACTTTGATCAAGGCAGCAGATGTCCCACCACAGGCAACTGCTTCTGAAGAAGGTGTACCAGCTCTCCCAGGACCCGCTGCATCTCAGGAGAGAATGATCGATAGTAATCAGGCAGCCATAAACTACACTAAGCGTGATGCGAAGGCAGAGCCCAAAGAGCGGATGGGTGAGGTTCTAGACGAACCAGCTCAGAAGAAGACGACGGATACTGTCCTTCAGAACAACCTTTCCAATACTAACGAAGCGGGGACTAAGATCTCTTCGGTTCGTGTAGCAGCGGCAAGGGCCTACCTCAGCAAAATAGCTGAAGCAGGTTGCCAATCTGATGCCTCGGGTGAGGCAAAGGAAAAGGCAGATAGACTTCGGTCTATCGTAGAAGCCAAGAAAGAGAAGTCGAGTTCGTTTGAAGCTCCCAAAGAGCCTATCTAAGAAGGATGAAGAACATGGAAACTAAGACAAAGATCAGTGCAGCACAGGCCGCTCAGGTCTACGCCGAGGTACCCGCAGTCCTTCGGAAGCTAGCCTCTGAGAGAGACACTCTACAGCGTGAACTAGACGGTTATCGTCTAGGCTCTAGGATCGTCAAGATTGCTCAAAAGATGGAGGAAAAGAACGTAAATCTTGGCCTCTCTCTTGAAGAGAAAGTCGAGAAGATCAAGAGCGCACATGCTAGTGGCAGGTCGTTGGAAGCAATCGAAGAAGCAGTCGAGATGACCGCTCCTAACGGAGAGATCGCCAAGATGGCTTCGGAGACACTAGGCAACGGCGCAAACCCACTCGAGTCGTATCTACTTGGTGACCTGGCATAGGCCAGGGTTCCGAGGGAAACAAGAAATAACAGGAGAATCCAAATGATCGTCAATTTCGAACTAGTCACGGACGTACAGGACCTGATCCGCAGGGACTTTACGGTTGCTGACCCAACACTGGTCAACCCGACCAACGCAAACCCACTGCTCGATGGGGAGTTTGTATCACTCAACTCGTCCTACCAGATCGTTCGTGCAGCGACAGGAAGCCTTGGCTTCGCAGTGTTCGCTGAGCGTGGACGTTTCGACGTTCAAGCAATCGGCAAGACCACAGTCTTGTTTGCAAAGCCATACGAAGCTGATACCCGCATTTTCACTGCAGCTGGCTTGACCTTGGGTGGTGCACTCAAGATCTCCTCGGCAGTGTCCTACGACAGCCAGACCCGTTCAGGTCTGATTGCCTACGATACGGGCATCGTCATTGGCTACGTCACTCGTTTGCCTGCAAACAATGGTGGCAAGCTGCGGTTCCTCAAGACCCTCGGGTAATTGAGGCTAACAAGGTTTCTTACAAGAGGTATATACAATGAGCGTTCCATCCAGAATTCTGAATGATCTCTTTACTCAGAAGCTCGACTCCTCCGAAGGGCAGGAGAAGATTGCTGAGTATGCTGGTACGTACATCCGTGACCGTTTGCGTGAAGTTTCTTTCGCAAGGAAGATCGTTCCCCCGCAACAGGTAACACGTGCTGACTGCCAGCGCTCCGTCAACCACGATACGTTGGTGAAGATCATCGACGTAGAACCAAAGAGCCGTGCAATGAGCTTGACCTTCCGTGGTCAGCCAACTGCTCGTTTCATCCGTGCACCCCGTGCGGAAGTCCCCTTCTTCACAATCTCCTCGGAGAAGTTCGAGAAGACTGAACAAGAGCTCTTGGCCTACGAAATGCCAATCACCAAGGTTATCGAGGATAACTCCGTCAAGGATATCCAAGAGATCGAAGATCGTGAGTTCACGATCCACATCGAAGCCGCAGTCCAGGCTCTACAGAAGGAAGCAAACGGCGATGTAGTCACTGCTTTGGATGCTGCCACTGTCCAGGCTGGTAGTGTAGTTGAGTTCTCCGTTCGCAAGGGTGAGCTTGCTCGCCATGCAACCACAGAGACCTCGGCATCCTTGCCAATCCAGAAGCCCGACCTAGTCAACATGTTCAAGATGCTCTCGGGAAACCGTCTGCGTGGCGAAATGGTGTTGATGACGGAAGTGGACTGGGACGATATTCTTCAGTGGACCACTGAAGACGTCGGTAACAAGATCGTCAGCGAGACCACCGTTGAGGGATACAAGTACAACTTGCTCCTCGGCCGTGCATACTGCCGTACGATCAAGACGGACATCCTTCGTCCAGGTAACCTCTACCTGTTTACGAAGCCAGACTTCTTCGGTAAGTTCTTCATTCTGAACAACACGAAGTTCTACATCGACAAGATTGCCAACATGATCACTTGGCAGTCCTGGGAAGATATCGCTGTCAGCGTTATCAACATCGCAGCTGTTCGTAAGCTCGAGCTCTACTCGGGTGATGCCACCAGCCTCGATACCGATAGCATCCTGTCCAGCGTAATCCCGATGGCAGAAGAAGATCTCGGACAGGAGAACAACCGCGTTGATCAAGGATTGGTCTTTCCGCAAGTAGAAGCGTTCTAACCAACAGAACGGCCCTACAGTTAGGTCTGAAACGGGGAGTTTGGCTGGTTAGCCAGCTCCCCGTTTTACTAAGAGAAACCGTGCTGAAACATTGTTCACATTGTGACCAAGACTTACCAAGAGGCGATTTTTATGCGTCTCAGTTGGTTAGGAACACTTCTGTCTGTAAAAAGTGTGTGCGTGCTCGTGTAGCTGGTAGGCAGGCAAAGCTGGTGAACGCTGGCTTGTGTATGGACTGTAGGAATGAAGCAGAAGCTGGGCACAGTAGATGCCCATCTTGCATGGGTAAGCAGCGTGATCTTTATCACAAAAATGGTGATCGTAATAGGCAGGACAGTAGAGACAGAAAACACCTAGATAAGGTCGCTGCCTTTGATGCTTACGGTGGTTCTGTGTGTAGGTGTTGTGGTGAAACTGAGCTGGAGTTTCTTTCTATTGATCACGTAAACGAAGACGGTGCTGCTCATCGTAAGGAACTTTCCGGTTCTGGCGGTGGGCATGACATGTACCGATGGCTTCGTTTACACAACTATCCGCCAGGGTTTCAGGTACTCTGTATGAACTGCAATTTTGCCAAGGGACATTTTGGGCAGTGTCCTCATGAGCGCAAGCTGAGAGTAGTTGCCTAAAATCAGGAGAATTCAAATGGCTGAGATCGTTCCTACTTACGTAATCCACAACATGTTCCGTGCCCAGAGCTCCCATGAACAGCGTGCTAGGGCAGCCGTGCCCCATTCTGCTGTAGAGTGGCTAGCTGGACGCCGGATACTGCCGAAGAAACCAATCCGAATCTCTAAGGATACCTTCGATAAGTATGAGGTTGAAATCATACAGAAGGTTCGTGAGGGTAGGTTTGGTGTTACTTGCCCAGACTTGACATTCATTGACTCCAGGCCAGATGGTAGGTTGTTCATCACCTACCTGAACAAGAAGACAGACGAAGAGCCCTTGTCTGATCTGAAATCAGAGAGCAAGGAGCCTGTCTTGTGGCCATGTGGTCACAGAGTTGATGGTAAGGGCCCAAGACATTTCAATGCCTCTGTAGAAGGACCTACAGGTTCCGTAGGTACTGACTGTGGTCCTGAATCAATAGGTCCTACCGGTGAAATAGGAGAGCCTGGGGTAATCGGTCCTACTGACTACGCTATTCCTGGAGACCCAGAGGTATCAGACCCTCCTGTAGAGCCTGTATCTGAAACTGAGATCACCAAGGAATTGGAAGATCCAAACGAAGATTTGCTCTCTCAGACCGCTCCAGTGGATGCCAATAGCATCACTACACTGGATGCTCCTAGGAAGAAACGGAAGAAGGGGGATCAAAATGGCTAAGGTTCTGAATACCACAGACAGGCCGCTACCTGTTGATAGATGGGTACTGTATGCCAACAGTACAAAGTGTATTGATCGTCAGGGACACATCAAAGAAGAGCTCCCTGATAACGTAGCCTTTGGTCCAGGTATCAAACACCTACTGTCTCTGGGCCTAGTGGCTCTAGAAGGCAATAAGGTGGTTGTCTCAGATAAGGTTGCAGCAACAGATTCAACGGACATTCAACGCTTGTCCAAGTCTCAGCGTAAGAAACTACGTGGCGAACAGAGGAGCTAAATGGCTCAGCAACTACAGGGCCTGGATGGAGTATCGGGTGGAGGTACAAGTCCACTCTTCAACTCTTTTATCCAAACCGTCCGATTCTTCATGCGAGATCATCCGCAGCTGAATAGGTTGGTGAAGGGACAGGAACACTCAGATCGTATGATTGCGTGGGCAATCATGGATTTTCTGTCTGACTGGGCAGGTACACCGCCTGACCTTGGGTACATGACCCTTGAAGAGATGTTCTACAAGCACTATCAGTCGTTTGCTCTTCGTGGGACGTGCGTGGCCCTGTTGCAATCTATAGGTATCCTCCAGACCCGTAACCAGCTACAATTCTCTGATGGAGGCATCAGCGTGGACGCCAATAACAAGGCACCCATGTGGATGCAATGGATTCGAGACTTCTCCACCAAATATGAGCAGGAAAAGGTCCAGAAGAAAGTGGCGATCAATATAGCGAATATGATGACCAGTTTCTCTGGCGTTCACACGGAGTACTTCTTCGTCAACGGATGGTACGGCGTGTACTAATCAGGAGATCAAATGTACGTCAACAAGACATTCAATAATCCCGAAGAGCTAACAGATTTCCTGAATGGTGCTGTCCGTGGCAAGCCACTAGCAAGTACTGTCTATGGCCTTCACGGTCTTACTCTAGTGGTCAATGATGGTGGTTCTGACAGGACTACTACTTTCTCAGATCCAACTGCAGTAGGTCTGTCTCCAGCTACTATTCTTTCTCAGATCAGGGCTGTAGATGCCAGCATGGCTGCTGTAAAGATCCGTATGTACGGACAGGCACCTCAGCAGCCAGTATTGGTGGTAGATGAGCAGGGGTTCATAGTCAAGACTACCGGTACAGCCAATACGCTCTTAGGCTTCCCAACTGGTAGCAATGCCACTATAGCTGAGATAGCTGTCACAAACATTGTACATATCACCGCTTCGATCTCTGGCGGTCCACGGTACGACGTCATTTACCACACCACTTAAGGGGCACTTCCATGCACGAGGAAACTCTTTTTAACGCACTCTCTAGCGGCAACCAAATCCCTTGGGATAAGGCTGCCGAGCACTTCATGCAGATGAAGATGGCTTCTGGTGGTTTGCTGGTAGACGAAGTAGATCTACTTAAGGAAGCCTCTGCAGGTAATGTGGCTCCTGAGGACATCCAGAGGGCTCTTGATCAAGGTACCATTTCTGGTATTAGATCTTCAGTCGCTCAGGATATTACTACCCACGCTAAGCATCAGCGGTCTCATGGTGAGCGCCTAGGCAAGGGTGTTGGGACCTTGGCTGGTATTGGTGGTGGTCTGCTTACTAGTAAAGGTAAGGGCCACTCCATTGGTGAGAAGGCCTTCAGAGCTGCGGTGGGAATGGCAGTAGGTCATCAGACTGGCAAGGTTGTTGGTCAAGAGCTTGATGCTCACAGACTGAACAAGCGTGGTTCTATGGAGAAGGAGGCAGCTTTATCTCCTCTCGCCAAAAAGGCTTTGATTGGCGGTGCAATTGGTACGGCTGGTGGGGCGGCCTTTGGTGGTACTTTAGGTGCACCAGGGCAGCCGGAAAAGAAGCTTCAAGGTGCTCTCCTTGGGGGCACTATGGGTGGCGTTCTTGGAGCATCTATGGGTCTCAGGCATCATCTTGCATCTGAGGAGGGGCTCCAAGCCCAAAAGATCAAAGAGTGGGCAGACAATCTGCATGCTAGTACGGCACACAGTCCAGAAGACATATTGGCTGCGTTTGGCAGACACAAGGCTGAGGCAGGTAAGGTCATGCATCCAACGGGTCAGATCATCGATCTTCCAGAGTCTGCTATAAAGAAGATTAGTGCAGCTAATAGAGAGAAGGTTGCTGGTGTTCTAAGTCAGATCGGTGGGTGGGCTCTTAAAAACCCACGTTTGGCTGCCGGTGCAGCAGGTGCAGGTCTTGGAGCTCTAACTGGTGCAGCCAGTACTATTGGCAATCCAAATGCCAGCATGCTTGGTGGTGCTCTCAAAGGTGGAGTTGTAGGTGGTGGTCTAGGGTTGGCAGCAGGTCACTTCGGTATGAAGGCAATGGCCAACCGTGGTGCTACTGCTAGCTTGAACATGCCTGGCAGGACAATGTCTCTCGCTCCAAAATTGAATGAGGCGGGTAAGCTAGCTCCTGGTGCTCTCTCTATGACTCCTAAGATGGCTGCGGCTGTACTTAGAGAAGCAATGATCAAGGAGGGTTGGAGTCTACGTAATTTGTTCCGTGCTGGTATGGATGCGGTTCCTCCTGAGGATGTTGGAGAGGCTGCTGTTTCTGGTGGTCTACAAGATGGACAGGCTGGTGCTATCAATGAGGCTGCCGGTCAGGCTGGTGCTCTAGCTGGTCATGCTTTGGGAGAGAAATTCCATGTTCCTGCTCTAGGAGCCATGGCTGGTAACCTTGGAGCCAAGGGTCTTTCTGGCCAGCTCACAGAGGGCATGGAGGCTCCAAAGACTGCCGCAGCAAACAAGATGATGCTGGCTATTCGTAGCTTTAAGAAGACGGCAGAAGAGGGACGCAATGGTCTTTCTACTACTGACGAGCAGGCACCTGTAGGTCCTAATGAGGCCTCTGGTAGCCAGTTCCCACCAGGTCATGATGAGATGGGTGCGGCTCCTGATGCAGCTCCTATAGTAAACGTAGATCAAGACCTACAACCAGACCCAGCAGATGCTCTTATGGAGCTCTTGCAGAAGGGTAATGAGTCAGACTTCCATGCTCAACGGGCTGATGAAGCCCAGCAAGATGCCGATAATGCTGAAGAGCGTGCTTCCATGCTCGAGAACCAGATGCAGCAGCTCCTACAGGAGATTGATCAGGTAAAGCAAGAGCAAGGTGGTCAGGCTCAACAGGCTAGTGATCAGGCTATGATGGCTTCTCAGGATGCTATGATGGCCAGGACAGAATCTCAGGCTGCGCAGCAACAAGTAATGACTCTTCGTCAGGCCATTACCTCGTATCGTCAGCAGCTCATGGATCTGTTGGCTCAAGATCCAACTGCTGCCGCTGGTCCTCCACCAGTTCCCGTAGCTCCACCACCGGGTCCTCCTGGTGCTGAGGGTGCGGCTGCTGGTCCAGAAGGACAGATGCCTCCAGGTGGTGGTGCACAACCACAAGAGATGCCTCCTGAGGCTGCTGCCGCAGGTGGTGCTCCAGCTCCAGCTGGTCCAGCAGCTGCAGGTGGGGCTCCAGAAGCACCAAAGCCAGAGAAGCCAAAGGCTCCTAAGCCAGAGGCACCTGGTGGTGGAGTAAACGTCAACATTCACCCACCGAAGGCAAGTAAGCCTGAGTAGGAAAAGCTGTGCTGACTCCAGGCCAGACCAAATATGCTGCCTTTAAGGTAAAAGTGGCTGGAGATCTGAGCCCCTTTACCTCGTGGGCAGCTAAGAAACCCCTTACATCTGCCGCTTTACTCAGCGGCATAGGTGGGGCCATAGGCTTGGCAAAGCATGGACCCTGGGGTAGTGGCGGCAAGTCCAGACCTGAAGAAAAGCAAGCACCTAAACTACGTGCTGCTGAGAAGCTAGATCAATCAGATCCAAATAATAGAGAGGCTCTTAAAAAGTCCCTCTCTGATATGCGTTCAGCAGTAGGTAATGCAGAGATTGCTGGATCTGGGTTAGGTACGGCAGGGGCCCTGTATGGTGGTGTCCTGCTGAATACAAAGCTGCTCGGAAAGAACCTACAGAAGACCGAGATGGGTAGAAGTGTATCCCCAGAAGAGATCGAAGCTATGACCGAGATGACCCACTCGATAATGGGCAACAAGTACAAGGTCACTGGTGACCTACCCTCTGTCATACAGGTGCCACAAGGAGGGGTAAGAGTAGGGCGTACAATTCCTAAGGGCGGTTTGTGGCCAAAGGTTCTACACAAGCAAGAAGAGAGGGCCAACATGCCTCTATTCAGATCTTGGGCAGAGCAGCTAGGCGTACATCCAGACAGCATAGAGGACATAGCCAAGTTCAAGGCAGAGAGTGCCCTGAAATCTGGATTGATTGCTGCTCCCATGGATGCTGGCCCACACATAGCTGCTCACGAATTCGGTCATGGTCTGTTCCAGAAATCCAATATAGGTAAGCTCACTCAGGCGCTACGTTTGCCTGCTCTGTTGGGGTTGGTGGCAGGTAATGCTACTGCTGCTACCGCAGATCCTGAGTCCACTGCCTCCAAGCTTTCCCCCTTGATGTCTGCCGCAGGCATCGCTCCTATCCTAGGAGAAGAGGCAGCTGCATCACTACACGCCCTGGGCTTGATGAAGAAATTGCAGTACTCTCCAGAGGCACTCAGTACAGCTCGTAGACAGCTAGGTAAGGCATTCGGTACGTATGCAATCGGTTTGGGTGCACCAATGATTGCTGCACCGTACATCATCAGAAAGATCAAACAATACAATCAGGCTCGTAGGGCTGAGAAGGGCTTGCAAAGCTCTGGTCAGTTGACTAGCAGGATGGATGCTTTAGGAGAATGATCATGGACACCTTTCTAACAGATTTGTATGACCGTGGAATGGCCAAAGTAGCCGTGGCTGGTCCATCTACACCACCGGCTCCAGATGCCTCGGTTGTGAAGTCCCTGGATGCCGAGACTAAGGCTCCAGCCAAGAAGACCACTCCTCCTGAGGAGCCAACCGCTGCTGAGAAGAAAGCAGAGCTTGTACTCACGGCTATGAGATCCACAAGAAATGCCCCAAGACACATCAAGCAGGCTGCTGCTCGGTATCTGGGTCAGAAACTAGCAAGGAGATAGGCCATGGACTTCCTAACAAAACTGTACGCAGAAGAGCAGGAGAAGAATGCTGGTGCAGAAGTAGAGCGTCTGTTTGATCAGATGTCTATTCCTCAGCTCGAGCAGGTTCTAGGCCTGGATAAGAAGGCCAGTTGGTACATGGACCCTAAGGGTGAGGCCATGGCCAAAGAGCTAGAAAAGGCGAAGCCCAACAAGTCCAATCGCTTTAGTCATGATGCGAAGCAGATCGAAGACGCTGCTAGCAGAGCAAAGAAGAGTCTAGAGAAGAATGCTGGTGCAGAAGTAGAGCGTCTGTTTGATCAGATGTCTATTCCTCAGCTCGAGCAGGTTCTAGGCCTGGATAAGAAGGCCAGTTGGTACATGGACCCTAAGGGTGAGGCCATGGCCA